AATTCTATTAGCAAGTTCTTCACTAGGATGCTCACGCCAACTAGCAGAATCATCTTCAATAATTCTTTTACCTTGCTTTATAAAGATACAGCTAGCTCCTAGTTTTCTACCAATAGCTACTTCATTCATATAACGACAGTCATCTACAATAACTATTCTTTCTTTATATGAATCATTGTTTTGCATTTCTACTTGTTCTTCTTTTTCAATCTCAGCAATCTTTAACTTCCACTCATCTACCCAATGATCTGGGTTTTTAATTCGCATAGACTCACCAAGTGTCTGACAGAAATCTCTGTATTCTTTTGGGTTAGCAGTTTTAGTTAGTCCCTTTAACTCTGCTGCTTTCTTAATACCATAAGCAAATGGAACCATTCTTGGAGTTAGGTTATTATTCACACAATACTCCGCAATAATATTAGCAAGAGTTGTTTTACCTACTCTAGCCTTACCACCAATAAGAACTATAATCATTTTTAATCTCCTGCATAAGTTTGTGCGGAACACCGCTTTGTCTATAATTATATTTAAGATTTGTATTTAACCAGTTACACGCTAAACTACAGCAATGATGTGGCTTAATACCAATCCATCTACCAAATAAAAACCACAATAATACTTTATACCAAGTCCACACTTTATGAGTATCTGATACTTTTTTGATATCCTCTAAACAAATATCTACAGTACCCATATACTTTTTATAAATTATTTTTGCTCCTTTAAGTTCAAGCATATACTCTGTCATTAGTCTACACTTGGAACCATCAATTACCATTGGAGTAATATTAGAAAACGGTAGACAGAATATTAAACCTACATGATTAACATTACTAAAGGTTAATAGTTTAATTAGAGTAGATCTCCACCAACCTAAACCTAAAGAGTAATCATAAAATCCTATGTATACATCTGCTTTCATTAATGTGTTTCACTCCAATTATAACCAATAGAATAGTTTGCATCAATTCGTATCTTAAGATCCAACTTTTCGCCAGCCTCTGTAGCAGCAGCGGTTACTATCTTACCGACTTCATCTGCTATATCTTTATGACAAGAATATTGCAACTCATCGTGAACATAAGCAACTTGTTTAACAGAGTCTCCAAATCTTTTCTTAAGATTTACATAAGCTATGCACATCCATAGTTTACTAATAACAGCACCAGATCCTTGTAGTAATGTATTTAATGCTGCATGTTCTGATCTTACTGGTACAGTTCTACCATCAGGTAGTTTTACACCTTTTGTTTTAGCAACAGAATACTTTACTTCTTGCTGTACTTTATCTAGTGCTGGAATTTCTTGTTGAAACTTTGCTCTGATTTTGCTACCAGAACTACGATTACCGCCAATAATCTTACCAAGTTTTTCATCACCAGCACCGTAGCAATAAGCATAGATAAAGGTTTTAGCAGCATCTCTATTAGGAAGTCCTGCTGCTTTCTGGTTATATGTATGGATATCATCATTAAGAATCTTATCTCCATATTTACCGTTATCATATTTAGCCATAAAGTGCGACAGCATTCTTAACTCTAAACCCTGTAAGTCAGATCCAAGTAATACATGATCTTTCTCAAGAGGAACAAACAAAGCCCTTGCACGCTTGTCTTTACTGACCTGAGCCATGTTAGGTTGGTTGTGTGTACAACGCCCTGTAGCGGCTCCCTGTGCGTTTACAAGACCGTGAATGTTGCCATCCCTAGACAGGGATGCTCTTGTATTCCAGTCTTCTACCTGACCCATTAATTTAATACAGTCAAAGTACTGTACTAATTTCTTTGCTTCAGGATAGTCTAACTTAGCAAGAACAGATTCATCTACTTTAGGATTACCTTTATCTGTTAAAGGTGCTTCCCATCCATACTTATCAAATAATCTACTAGCAATTTGTTGGCGACTACCGGGATTAAAGATCTCAATTTTATCTTTAAGACGCTTACCTGTTTTGGTAGACCATCTTTCCTCAATCTTATCTGGAAAAATAGTACGCATCTCATCTTCAATCTGAGCCTTTTCTATTAGTAATTCACCTATTAGTTTATCACCCACAGTTGCATTATAACCAAAACCGTTATATGTTTGTTCAGATAATATTTTTGAAACAAGGTGTTCAAACTTAATAACTTGTTCTGGTACTTTGCAATTGTTTAGTTGGTACTTATAAATGTTTACTGTAAGCATAACATCTTGCTCACAGTAGGTAAGCATTTCTTCAGAGTAGGTTTCCCATCCTCCTTGATAATCTAACTTATTATTATTTAGAAACTTACCCCAACACTCCAGAGAGTTACCACCAAGCGGATGGTCATCTCTATCAGGATACATTAACTTTGATATAATTAAAGTATCATAACATTTGGAACATTTAAAACTACCTAGAATTTTCTTGACAACAGCAATATCAAAGAAAATATTGTGACCGATTATTAATGTTGCTTTATCTAAAAGACTTCGTAGGGTCACGATATTTTCTGGAGTAAACTTATGAGTAGTACCCGTGTCTAGATTATATACGACTGCACAATGAATTGTGTCTGCTTCTTTAACAATCTTTTTACCATCAATAGAAACTTCATTTAGTCCGTTTGCCTCAACATCAAGTACTAATCTCATAGTATTCCTCACTTAAAGAATGTATTCAACTGTCTATTAACTCTAACGAATGTAGTTCTTTTTGGTAGATCTTTTAGTTTATCAGCACCAACATATGTACATGCTGATCTTACACCACCAAGAATTGATTTCATTACTTCTGATATTGGACCAGTATAAGGAACATCGACGGTCTTACCTTCTGATGCTCTGTAGGTAGCCACACCTCCAGAGTATTTTTCCATTGCCGTATCTGATGACATTCCATAAAATCGTTTGCCAACTAATCTCTGCTTATAATAAACATCTTCACCAGTTGATTCATTAGTACCAGCAAACATACCACCAATCATAACAAAATCTGCACCCGCTCCAAATGCCTTAGCAACATCTCCCGGACAAGTGCAACCACCGTCCGATAGAACATAGCCATTAAGTCCGTGTGCGGCATCAGCACATTCCATGATACATGACAGTTGTGGGTAGCCAACACCAGCAACCTTTCTAGTTGTACATACTGAACCGGGACCAATACCAATCTTAATGATATTAGCACCAGCTAATAGTAAAGCCTCAGTCATTTCACGGGATACAACATTACCAGCAATAATTGCTTGATTAGGAAATAATCCTCTTACTGTTGATACATACTTAACAAACTTTTCTGTATATCCATTAGCAACATCAATACAGATAAATCTAATACTAGGATAAAGATTAATAATTTGTTGTGCCTTATCAATCTCAGCAAAGTTATCTTTACCCATACCCATAGTATAGACTATATTATTAGATAGATTACCAGCTAAAATGTTTGCTTGCTTCCATTCATCTACACTATAATATTTATGTAGTGCAGTTAATGCATCAAAGCTAGCAAGTTCTGAAGCAACTTCCCAATTACCAATAGTATCCATATTGCTAGCAACAATAGGAACTCCAGTCCATTGCATAAGTCCATTAGGCAAACTAAATTTAAATGTTCTTGACATAGATACTTCACTTCTACTGTTTAATGTAGAACGCTTTGGTCTAATAAGAACATCACAAAAATCTAACTTAATATCTTCTTCTACCTTCATACTATCTCCTGTGGAATTGTCTGTGGATCATTTGAAAAATGAACATTGTAAGGATCAACCCAAGTAGCATTATCAATTTGTGCTCTAATAAATTCTTGCATTTCTTGAATGGTATTAAATGTTATAGTATCTCCGGGCATACCATAATATAGTTTAAAGATGCCACACTCATTTAATACATCACCTTTATTAAGAATTACAGTTGTTGTTCCACTAATAAGAATAGCTTTTAGTAATCTATTTAAATCTAGGAAATCAACTTTACGCTGTCTACCTGTAGTTGTGCCATATTCATTACCTACAGCTCCAATCTTTGAGCGTTCAGGACAGGTAAGAAAAGACTCTGGAAACCGTGGATCATTACCAGATCTAGTATCATACATCTTTGCAACACCGACTACATCTCCAATATCTCTAAAAGAAAAACCAAGAGAGCAGGCAGCATAAGGCAAAGTTTCTGAACTAGTTGTATAAGGTGGATTACCTTGATTAATATCCAACCACATACCTTGAGCACCTTCACAAAGAATTCTATCACTACCACAGAATTCTCTATCTTCAGGCCACAGTAAATCTTCCATTTCAACAGACTTAAGAAAGTTTTTTGCTAGTGCAGACTTTCGTAAAGCTTTATCTGAATAGCAAGGAGCAATACCACAACCAGTAGTACCTAATTCTTTCTGAAGATACATCTCATCATAACGAATATTTTCTGGTGTAATAAAGCTAGCGTGTGGGTGAATCCATAGTTTTTCCATTGGATCAAATCCAGCAGTCTCTAAATATCTAATTTCTTTTTGTAGTTTAAAGTAATCAACTACGCAATTAGGACCAATAATACATTCTTTATTATGAAAGATACCACTTGGGATTTGATGGGTCTTGTACTTTTTACCGTCTACATATACAGTATGACCAGCGTTTGGTCCACCGTTCCAGCGGCATACATACTTATAAGGAAACTTCTGGCAATAACCAGACACTACTTTACCCTTACCCTCATCACCCCAAGCAAGACCAAAGACAATATCAACTATAGCCATATTAACTTCCTTGTGTTACATTGTTATTAGGATCAAATACAACTTGACCACCATCATCAATAGCAAAACCAACTTCCTTTAATCTACCTGTCTTACGATCATAGTACAAAGCAGATGCAATACCAGCACGACCAGTAAGACGATTCTTTAGAACTCTAATGGTAGTAGTATTTGCTATTACTTCATCTGTATTTTGTCTATCACGCTCAAGAGCAATTACGGTATTAGGAACAGACGATAGAGCACCAGAACCACGAAGATCCTGTAGTGTAATTCTATCACCCTCTTCATATGCCTTTTCTGTTTTCTTAAGTTGAGACACAATATCAATATGCACACCTGTACGAACAGCAATAGATCGTAGTTCTTTCATAAGCGTGTCAATAATAATACGCTCTGAATTACCACCATCTA